TACATTTCTCAAAAAGAAACATATACAAAATTGAATCTCGTCAGAGATTCTTTTGGAAGAAAAGGAAATCACACAACTAAAGCACCATTATGACGGACAGAAGCATTCAACAACACATTAATAATGACAAAGATTTGCTGGAGAATGGAACATTGTCTCCACAAATGCGTCGTCATGTAGCAGATGAACTGGATCACCTCGAACAGTATCAGGCAAAGCACCCTGATGAAGACCATGATCCAACACCTTTAGAAATGTATTGTGATTCACACCCAGATGCATCAGAGTGCAGAATCTACGAGGACTGATCTGAATGGAAGGCGGTGCTCTCTTTAATCCTGGTTTTTTAGGTGGCAATTTTCTGTGGTGGGTTGGTCAAGTTGCCGATGATTCCACCTGGCGAGAAAATGTAATTGAGAGCAAGCACCAAAGTTCGAGTGATAATTCTGGTTGGGGATACAGGTATAAGGTAAGAATCATCGGTCTACATGACAAGGATGAGTCTTCCATACCATCTGACCAACTCCCCTGGGCTCAAGTTATGTACCCCATCACTGCTGGTGGTGGACAAGGTGGATCTTATCAAACTCCCGCAATCAAGCAGGGTATGTTTGTGTTTGGATTCTTCCTTGATGGACAGGATCAACAAGTTCCCGTCATCATGGGAGTTCTTGGTGCTAATGCACAAATTCCAAAAACAACTCAAACAGCACTATCTGGTGGATCTAACTTTGTATCCCAGAGTGGTCATGCTAATTCTGGGTCTGATCCAACCAAAAAAGTTGGTGATAATGACCTTGTAACAGAGAGACCATCTGGTACAAGTCCCAGTGGACAACCAACTGGTGGGAATAATCCTGCCAATCCACCAACACCTAATGCTGCACCAACAAAAGAAAGTCCTGCTGCAACTCACCAAGAGACAGCAGCAGATAAAAGAAAGGATGAGGTATTAAAAAGAAAGCACTATCTTTGGTGTCCAGATCCCAAGAAAAAGAGTCCTATGAAAGGGATTCAAAATACCATTGAAGAGGTTATCAAAAAAATACAAAAGATACAACAAGCAATACAAGATTATGTTGCCGCAATTCAATCTGATATTAATGTTGTCAATAGTCTGATCAATCAAGTTAATGATATTGCTTCTCTAATAAAAGATGCTTCTTGTGAAATTGCAAAGTTCTTAAAAACATTATTCAGTCTTGTCCAAGATTTTATAACAGACCTCTACTCCAAAGTATTAAAACCACTCCTTAAGAATGCACCACCAACTATCAAAATTGAGATACTTGATAAGTTGATCAAAGGTTTGGAAATTATTGATTGTATCTTTAATAAGATCGGTCTTTCTCTCTGTGATTCTGCAGAGGCAGCACTCAAAAATTCTTTCGCAAGAAGAAGTGCACAATCTCCACCACCTGCAGATGCTCAACCATTCCTTACCGACCAATTCAGAGATATTCCTTGGTTCCCAAATGAAGGATACTATAACCCAACACCAATGTGTTATGTTGAGGAGTTAGTCGGAGAAATTCTTGGAGAAAACTTAAACGATATCATCCAAGGATTTGATGCTGCGGTTCTTCCTGTAGTAAAAGACATTCAGAATTCACTAGATGGATTGGGAACGAATGAGGGAACATCGGCAGCTGGTTCTGCAGGAACTCCAGGGACTTCTGGAGGAGGTGGAGGAATTCCAAATATTCCAAACCTCCCCAGTATTCCAAATCTTGGTGCTCTTGGTGCTCTTGGTGGAGGTGGGTTTGATATTGGTGCAGCATTAAGTTTCATTAGTGCCATCACTGGAATCTTCTCTTGCGATATTCTTCCGAAATGTTCACCAAATGAAACTCATACCCTACAAGAAGGTGGAAGTGGTAAACCAAGCACTGATGAACCCAGCAATGTAGGAGTTGCAAAAGCAGCACAAGCAAGGGCATCTGCTCCTAATAGAGATCCTCTTGCAAGAGCAGGATTTGATCCGAGATATGACACTCCTGGAGGTTAGAGATGAAAATAGTACCACCATCTAGAGACCTCATCACAGTAGGATACATCAGTAAGACGGAAGGTTACATCTCTGGTCTTACGATTGAAGATGCGAATGAATATGAGAAAGCAAATCCAAAGACAACGTATGTGTTTGTTGATGCAGATGCAAACATTAGATATTTGGGTATTGAACAGGTCAATCAACTAACAACAGCAAGTCTGGAGAGAACACCAAATTGTGATACTGGTCCCAAACCTTGCGGTCCACCAAGAATTAACTTCTATGGCGGCGGTGGGATTGGTGCGAAAGCAAACCCAATTGTTGATGTTAATGGTGTTATTCTTGCTGTTGATATTATTGATGGGGGATATGGATATACTACATCACCTGGAGTTCAAGCAATAGATGATTGTGATAATGGAAGTGGTGCAGTTTTAGAACCAAGAATGGAAAATGGAAGAGTTGTGGATGTAATTGTGTTAGATGGTGGAAGAGGGTACTTACCACCAGGACAAACAGTTCCACAATACCCTGCTCGCATCTGTATAAAAGAAATTCTTGTCACAAATCCAGGAATCAATTATAATTGTGGTGTAGATGAATTAGTTGTAACACCAAGTAATGGTGCAAAACTTACATATCAGTGCGATACCTTCGGCAGAATTAGATCTGTAACTATTGTCAATAAAGGATGTTATACAGAACTTCCAAATATATCAATGAGATCAACAACGGGGGTCAATGCATCTTTTGTTCCATTATTTGAGGTAACCAGAGATCCACAGATACCAGAAGAACCACCTGCTGTTGGTGTTGTTCAGGTATATGACCTTGTTGGTTTTACTCGTCAAGGTTATGTGGATGGAAGAGAGTACTATGGAAATGTCTTTTTTGATGCTGGAATTAAATATGCTGGCAACAGAAATACAGGAATCAGAGTTTATGAAACAAGAGCACAAAGCATTGGTGCAGCACCAGTAGAGGTCACAACAACACCAGATACTGATATTACCGACACTTTTGTCTCTGGGTACTAATAAATACTAGGACAAACCACTTAAGTTATGGCAGAAAAAAGAAATTGGTGGACTCAAACTATAAGTGCCATGAATGGTGCTTTATCTTTTGGTAAGTTGAGTCCAAAGGGAGATGTTACATCAAGTGTTGATCTACAAGGACTTGATGGCAGACACTTTGTTGATCTGACTGAAGATGGTGTCCGTAAAGGATGGACAACCATGAATGCTCCTGGTGCTGTCCAAATCAATGCAGGTGAGGACTTAAAGAAAGAGCAAGATGCTGTATTCATGAATGCCGAAAATGGTGACGTGATTATTCGTGCAAGAAATGGAAAGGTTAGAATAGAAGGACTTGATGTAGAGATTTCTGCCACAGGAACAAGTGGAGAAGGATTTGTTATTGTTGGTGCAAATGAAGACGTAAAGGTTGATGGTAAAAATATCACACTGAATGGAAAGAACTCTCTTAAGTTGATGTCAACTGGAGTTCTTGTTTTAGATGGAAAGTTGGGGATGCAGATACTTTCTACAATGTGCTATGGCGCAAGTTCATCATCAGATAATAGAAAAAAACCAGGACAAATTAAGTAAGGAGGAATTATGGCATTTCAATTTGACGAGACTCATGTATATGATGGACAACTTCTTGTTGGTCCAGAGAATAAAATACCAACTGCTTTAGGTGTTGCAGCAACAAAGATTAAGGGATCTGGGTATGTTCAGGGCCCTTTGTTGGTTGGTTCTGACAAAGAGTTTCCCACACCATATGCTACGGTGATGATTACTCCACCAGCACATGATGGTCTCCCAGCAATTGTTCCTGGTGCGTTATGCAAGGGAGTGAATAATCCATATTCACTCTCTGTTTCTGGATCATCGGCATTTCTTGGTCCTGTTGACACTAATGATGACATGCAAGTTGGAAAGTCATTGTTTGCTCAAGGGGAAGTAGTTTCAAATTGTGGAGCACACTTCTTATCTGCCAAAAAGAACTTTGATATTCCTCACCCAACAAAAGAAGGATGGAGACTTCGCCATACTTGCCCAGAGGGACCATCTAATGATGTTTATTTTAGAGGTAGAATCAAGAACAAAACTAAAATCTATCTCCCAGAATACTGGAAAGAACTTGTTGACCCAACTACAATCACAGTTAATTTAACACCTGTTGGTGCTCATCAAGATGTAATTGTAAAACGAATTGGTGAAAACGTAATTTACCTCCAAGCAAATGGTGGAATGCCCATTGATTGTTTCTTCCATGTGTTTGGAACTCGTGCTGATGGAGAAAGACTTATCCCAGAATATGAAGGAGAATCTCCAGCAGATTATCCAGGGGACAATAACCAGTACTCTATTTCTGGTTATCATTATGACGTTAAGGAGAACTAATTATGGCAGCAGGACAATTTACACCAGAACCATCTGGAAAAGACTGTACGGAAAAAGCAGGTGGATGGGGAACAAAATCCACAGTATATGATTATATTTGGAAGGGAGATTTAGATCAAAGCAACTACCCAGAAGATGCATGTACGCCAAGATATCATGGTAATGCTCAAATTGATAACTTGAGAGTAAACACTGGAATAAGTGGTGCTGGTATCGTTAACATCACTGGAAACATTACTAGTACAGGAACAATTACTGGTAATGTGATCAATGCTGTTTCTTCGGTTAATGCTGTGGTCAAGGCATTTAATATTCCACACCCGACACAAGAGGGAAAGAGACTTGTTCATGGATGCCTTGAAGGACCCGAAAATGGCGTTTATGTTCGTGGACACTTGAAAAATGAAAATAAAATTGAACTCCCAGAATATTGGGCAGGTCTTATTGATCCAGAATCAATTACAGTTTCTTTAACTCAAATTGGATCAACCCAAGATTTGATTGTAGAAAAAATTGAGTGGGGAAGAACTGTTCTGATTAGATCTGGAAATGCATCAGCTATTGATTGTTACTATATGATCAATGCGACTCGCAAGGATGTTCCTCCTTTACAAGTAGAGCAGGATGCTTGACACCAGACCCATCTGGTCCTATAATATGTGGGTAATCAAATGAAACCAATGCAAGACGATTATCTGTCCCGCTGTGTCGTGGATCCTGTAAAGCGTAAGTTCTATCTCTACTCCGATCAAGGAAACGAAAAAGTCGTGGACTGTGAAACGGTTGAACAATTCATGAGTGTCCTGGAGGTAGTGCGCTCTTCGTGTGATGAAGACACTCTTGCGTATGCCAATCCCCTGTGAGCAAAATTAACTTTTAATTCAAAAAAAGTCGGAAAAAAAATCCCGCCAAAAAATCACTCTATTACTTTTTTCAAATGCGCCCAGAGACCCGAAAATCAATGGAAATGCTATTTTCCGCAAAATGGAATGTTCCCAAGGCAGCAGAAAATTGTAATTTATCGTGGAAAGAGATGAAAATCACATTTAATGAATATTGTGCTTTTCATCCTCCAACCTATAAAGTAGAATAGGTTTTTATGGGCGGGTAGTCCAACAGGCAGAGAAAATCGACTTAAAATCGATCCAGTGTCGGTTCGAATCCGACCACGCCTATTAGGAGTTCTTAACCAATTCCTAAATAAACAAAAGCAATTTCATTCGATGAAATATCGCATAGATACTGCTTATTGTTGGTACAATAACAAGACACAAATTGTCTTAATGTACTTTATTAATCATGTTCCTTTCACTTTTGACGAATTGCCTCATACTGCACTTCATACAACAGAGGTCGTAGAGGCAGCAAATAAAGAAAGAGAGTA